TATCGTTTATTCGTTATTTGGTGCTATCCACTCTATTAAAGGTAAGTCCTTAACCCACATAACATCAGGATTTGTATTATTATCCATTTCAACTGTTGTTATAATCCAATTATTATCCGCATCTTGTACTGGATTGAAATACCAATCATGTTGGAGTTCAACGCCAACCAACTGGTCTTTTTGTTCTATTGTTAAAAGTCCTACTATCATGTTATATGTTTCTACCTAATGTTGTATTAAATGTTGTTATTATGTCTCTAAGATTTCCTAATTGTGTACTCGTTAATCCCTCACCTATAAATGCAGTACCTATTCCGTTATTTGTATACGAGCCAAATCCATTCGCTTGACCGATAGTTGTTGATATATTTTGTAATCTTGATAAACCTGTTAATGCGGTTGATTGAACCCCACCACCTCTAGCAACAAATAATACAGTAGAATTATTTGCCCTTGATATTGCATTAAAGTTAATTGCTTGACTTACTGTTTGTGCAGTAAAGTTTGTAAGTCCTGTTTCTAAACCACCCCTAAAGTTTCCTGTTCTTGATGCGTCAAATGCTAACCATACAGTACTAGTTACTGTCTCTCTTGAACCAATCTCAAAACCTTCTGTTGCTCCACTAATAGAAATAAAGACCCCTATTGAAGTATTACCTGTTGTTGTTTGTCCTGATTGAACCCAATATGTATCAGCGGAAGCGTTTGCTCCATTTGTAATATACCCTTTTTGTTGAGAAAATGTACTACCACCTCCAAATGTTAATCTAAATGCTGCATTTGTATCAACAGGGTTTTTAGCATTCCATTTAGCAGATGCGGCAATCCCTCCCAAGAATGGATATAACGCATCTAATTTGGTGTAAATACCTGCACTCTTAAGTGAGGCAAACATGGTCTGTGTTGCCGCAGATACTGTTGCTGTTATACCAGTTCCACCAGCAGATACAACTGCTTCAAGATATGCGTTCGCATCAGGGTCACTAGATGATGGTGATGCTGTCGGAGTATTCGTAGGAGTTGATGTAGTTGTTGTTGTCGGAGTAGGCGTAGCTGTTGATGTTCCCGTATTAGTAGGAGTATTAGTAGGAGTTGCCGTCAATGTCTCTGTAGGAGTATTAGTTGGGGTTTCAGTATTAGTAGGAGTAACCGTAGGAGTACTTGTTTCTGTGTTAGTAGGAGTAACCGTAGGAGTACTAGTTTCAGTATTAGTAGGTGTAACTGTTTGAGTTGGAGTTTCTGTATTAGTTGGTGTAGGCGTAGCTGTTGATGTCTCCGTATTAGTAGGAGTATTAGTTGGAGTACTTGTTTCTGTGTTAGTTGGAGTTGGAGTACTGGTTTCTGTATTAGTAGGTGTAACTGTTTGAGTTGGAGTTTCTGTATTAGTAGGTGTAACCGTAGGAGTACTAGTTTCAGTATTAGTAGGTGTAACTGTTTGAGTTGGAGTTTCTGTATTAGTAGGTGTAACCGTAGGAGTACTAGTCTCTGTATTAGTTGGAGTATTAGTAGGAGTTTCAGTATTGGTTGGAGTCATAGTTGGTGTACTAGTCTCTGTATTAGTTGGAGTATTAGTAGGAGTTTCAGTATTGGTTGGAGTAATACTTGGAGTTTGAGTATTAGTTGCAGTAATACTTGGTGTTGGAGTTGGACTTGGTTCAATAGGTGTAACATATTCTTCTTGAACTATAATCATTTGAGTACGCCCAACACATCCACAAAAATCATAGATATTAACCCCACTTTGAGTATAACCACTTCCAATAAACACTTGTTCGTAATCGTAGTTAGAGTTAGGTTGTCCTAACTGAACTTCAAAACATCCAATAGAAGTATATGTAGTTGATGACCCTGTATAGATACTAACATAGTTTCCTATGTAAGCATACATATTATAGTTCAAGTCAGAGGTTGTATGATAATCCTCACCCTCTCCACAATTTATTAAATCGTAGTATTGTACTGGATGCGGGGTATAATCCTTGGTTAATTTAATTAACTCAATATTACATAAACTCGGTTCAGTTAAGTTATAACCACTTATCTTATTGATTCTATAGTAAGCGTTTTTGATTATAATTTTTTCGTTAAACTCAAGGTTAGCAATCTCATATGGGGTCAAGTATATTTTGGCATTCATAATTTTATTTTCAGGACTTGTAATATCACTTACATAGTCATAATAATAAATGTCGTACATATCCTGTTGGTCGGGGAATGTTGACTCTAACGGACTAAAGAAGTCACTAGCATTCCAATTAATATAGTGAGAGAACCCTGTGTAAGAGAATGGATAAGTTGTAAATCTATTTGTCCCTTGCCATCTATCTATTTGAGTTGTTTCTGCCCACCAAAATTGAGCTGTTCCAGGTCCTCCACCTTGACCCCAATTTTCATTTGGAAGTACTGGTCCTCTAAATATTATTCTCGGTAATATTTTATAAGGGTTAAACTTTTGAAGTGAAATACCATTATTTTCTTGTGTCTTAATTGTTGCCAAGTTTGATATAGTCATGGCAGGTAAATTGTTGTTGTTTAAGGTTGTATCTACAGGTGAACCAAAGATAGTATTAAACTCAATTTTATTGTCTTTATAGTCCTGATTAAGTTGTAACTCATAGGTGCCAAATATTCTGTTGTTAGCGATGTTAAACTGTTGGTTCGCATAGTCTTGGTCTAACTTGAAGTTATACATCAAGGTTCCGTTTAATATGTTTGTAGTAGGACTTACCGTGATTGGGGAGTTAAAATCTATTTTATTAGTCCAGTCTAATATTCTACCCTTACCAATATAATCGATGATAGGTTCTATAACGATATTCTTTGGGTTTGTTGTACTTGGGATACACACCAAGTTAAACATCTTATTAACTGAAGTAATAAAATCTATCTGTTTGAAATCATTTGGTGGGAACTCATTAGCGTAGTTGAAGTTTCCTAAAATAAACCTTGGAGCCTGAAATATTTCAAAAGAATAACTTGTAACAGTCATATCACCAAAAGTCACAAACTCGAGTCCTATTGTTGTATCACCTGATATAGTAAAAGTATAATCTACAGTTCTATTATCACTACCACTAGAAGGTCCTTCATAGTTTACATAAATTATTTGAGTTCCAACTCCGTTAATAATAATATTACCTTGAAGGTTGGCATCCGCAGCAATATCTGACACAAAAGAATAATTTACTGATATTCTTAAAGTATAAATACCAGCATAATTTGCAGGTATTGTAAAGTTTGTCGTTGTCGATGAGAATGAAAAATTATTACAAGTTACTCCTGTTGATGGGTCAACAATACCAGGATTCTCAACATTTCCATTATAGCTATAACATGGTTGAACGGCACCTTTTGTATAAATGGTTTCATCCAAGAACTTTAACGGTAAATAATATTTCTCAAAATAAGATGTGTCAAAAAAGTGAGACTCAATATTGTATCCCGCCTGAGAAAAGATTTGTTCGTATAATTCTTTAATCTGTATTGCAGGTTTGAAATAATAGTTTCTAATTGGTGTGCCTGAAAAAGACATATAGTTAGGAATATTACTTGCCTCAAAATCTACTATGGGGGTGGTATTAGGGTCATTTATTGATATTCCTTCAGGTAATTCTATTGATACATTCCACGATGTATATGTTCCCGTACCAAGTCCTAAATTAGGTGTAAATACAATCGTGGTTCCATTCACCGAATCAACTATACCTTGAATCCAATATCCCGAAGAAACATTAGTTAATCTAATTAAATCACCAGGTATAAATGGTTTCGCTGCCGCGGTTACTATCGTCTTTTGTCCTGAATTTATATTAACACTTGAAGTACTTGTCGTGGTATAATATGAACTCACACCTGATAAACTATTTGTATAGTTATACCCTATATTCAACAGAGGCCAAAAGGTTTTTCCATTCTGATACGAATAGTTTGTTGTACCAGTCATCGGGAATAGGTTGGGGTCTAATGTTGATTGTAAATAAACATCAGGGGTAAATGGATGTGATAGGTGGTCTAAATTAAGTTGAGCCATAAACTTATCACCTATGGTCGCAGCAACATCCCCTATACCATTATAGAATGTGATATTATAAACCTTCTCAAGTTTATCTACAGTAACAGAATTTAACCTAATATAACCTGACGCAATAATATAACCGTCGTATAATACCGAAGCCTCAAACTTTTTACTTGGGGTAAAGTCTAATGGTACTTGGTTCATATCGAAGAAGTAGTTGAATATGTAGTTATTCATATCCGAACCTGGCACATTCAACTCTTTTGAGTAAGCACTATTCTTCTTGGTTATGTCTTGTATTTCTGCGAACGATAGGTCCATAGTGAATGACTCTGTCCCGTACAGTTCAATATATTCTGTATTACCGTTAACAACACACGCTATTTGTAAATTCATTATCCTTGAGTTCTAACACGTTTAAATCCTGCGTATTCCAGGGTAAGTTTATATTGATATAGTTTTTGATACTTCTTGTTAAACTTGGTGAAACTAGTATCCTTGATAACCACAGGTATAAGGTTTTGATATAATCTAACCTCCTGAAGACACGACTGACAACTTAAATCTTTGATAACAGTACCTTCAATTATGTAAATTTCTGGCGACATAAAAATCTCTTGTACTATCGCATCATCATTTTGAGTTAGATACCAAGTTTCACAGTCCCACATAACATCTACCTCTTGTTCTATGATAGTTGTTCCCCTTTGAGAAGAACCTATGTTATAGAATTGTTTGTTTAATGAACTCTCTTGTCTATATGATGGACGTTTGATATCCATTTTTTTAGTGGTCTTGCCACCGAATGTATAAGTGTCCCACATACCTCTTCCGTTTAAGAATAAGACGTGGATGGGGTTATTGATACAACTTTTTTCTTGTATCATAAACTCAAGTATCTCTGTCGTTCTGTTGTTGAATGATAGTCTTGTATTTTTGTTTGCATTATAACTTGTCCCATAGAAACAAACTCTTTTACTATTGGTAGGGATTGCATTAAGGGTGTCTCCTGACGTTACATTGTATGGAAGGTAAAATACCCCCATCTTGAACTGAGAGTCGACTGGTTCGTTTGTAACAGGTAATGACGGGGATGTTCTGTTTGCTGTCTCTGCTGAATAAGTGTATTGACCTGTAGGACTTAATGAACTTCTAATTGCTAACGAATATATGTCGTTTGTAAAGTAGTCATTCTTACCATTCAAAAATGATACGATGATAGGACACTCGGGGTGATGCATTCTTGTTCTCACTCTTGTATCCACCACATCAGGTTGTGATATGATTTTATATTCTCTACCTGCAGCATTTAGGAACTCTCTTGGTCCACAACTCTCCACATCATAATCACAACTGGCATCAGTATTTGTTTGACCTGATACATAGACACTTCTAAATAAGTCATAATACAAGTGGTTGAAGTTATTGTATTGGAACCAATTAGGTCCGTAGTTAACGTCGTTGATTGTTGCAGCACTTAAGAATGGGGCGGGGATTAACTTATTATCAACACCAGGCCATATCGTTATAGCTGATGGTTGATATAAGGCTTCACGTTCCATTTGTTCCACAGTTTGATTACCTGATGTGTAGGTACACCCAACTAATACTCTATACTTCTGTACGTGCCATAATTGTTCCACTGAAGCGTTTGGTGAACCACCAGGCCATAAGTTGGAACCATTATACTGAATAGTTGTTTGAGCATCAGCCAAGGTCACAACCTTATTCACATCTGATGCGGGGTTTATATATGGATAAGTTGTCCCCGTAAATCTTGGGTTAGATGTTAATAATGTCCTAACGATTTCCTCAACATCAAATATGGCATTACCATAGGTGTTAGGTATTAACTTTAAACGACACACTCTATATTCTGTATCATTCTGGTCTGCCCAATTTACTTCTTCAGGTCTAAAATAGATATCGACCATATATTGAAAGTCAGTTAGGGTATATCCTGTTGACCTTATGTTCCATACGTGATTAGTGTTGGATGGGGTCAACGTTAAAGGGGATTGTTGTATATCAATTATTACACTCATTATCTTAATGGTTCTTTTATTAAATTATCTTCAACTACTTTTTCGAAGAAGTTTGCCACATCAATACCTAAAGCTTCATACGCTTCATTCTCAAACTCTTTTTCAAAGATATTAAATGCGTTATCATAGAAGTAGGTTGGGGCTATACCGAATTTTTGTATGTTTTTACTAACGGCAAATGCCATTCCTTTAATGTTAAACTTTTGGAACTTACCTGTCTCTTTATTTTTATTAAACCCCTTAGACCTTATCCACTTCATTAAAGGTTTTATTGGAACATACTTACCTGGTTTTCTACCATCATTCACATATTGCCAATAATCTAACATCGTAACTACAACTTCATTCTGTCCTTTATCAAAGACAACGTTAATACTATTGTATAATGACCCTGTCTTTACCTTCATATCTCTAACACCAAATGGGGTTCTTGTTTTATTATAACCTGGTGCGAATGGGTATGGACTTGCAAGCGACTCTTTTAATGCAGCCTGAAACTTGGATGCCAATAACTGCATCGCCTTATCATACTCGGTATAAACTATTTGTTCTGCCATTAGTTAGGGGTGTCTTCGTTGTTATCACAAGGTGGAAATTCATTATAAGGTGCAATACATCTATCAATAGCATCAGGTATTCTTAATGAAATACGACCAGTCCAACCTGTAACATAATCATCAAACGACTCACTAAATGGGGTCATTTGAATTGGATAATCTACGTCCCAAGAACAATAACAACTATCAAGGGAATATCTTAATTGTGCGATAACATCTTTTAGAATATCTAATGTATCAGACCATACATCAACTTCATTATCCCAATTTTTCGTATTTTGAATATCCATAATCAAGATATCAAAGTCATAAGTGGTTTGTCTTCCATCTGTCTTTGCTCCTTGAGGAATGGTAAACATTAAAGGGTAATACGGAGCGTAGTTTTGTTCCGTGTTCTCAATCTTTAGTCTTTCTTCAGTCAAGTAAATCAACTGGTTAATATCACCTATACCATAACCTTGAATTTGTTGATGATAGTGAGCCAGATTTTTTAAAAGGTCTGTTACTTTTTTGAAGTTATAATAACCTACTGCGTTTGCCATATCTTATCTTTTTAATTGAGCCATTTGTCGTCTCTGCTCTTTTTCTCTCATTTGATTTATGTCCTTCATATACGCCATATAGTTTAAGGCGAATACAAGCGGGTATTCTGTTATTTGTTCGATTTTGGTGATATCTTCTTGAGCAAGTTGGACCATAACACCGAACCAACCCCAAAACTTATTAAAACTATCGTTTTCACGAACATCCATGTTATCTTCACCCTCATCTTCAATTTGTTCTTGAAAGAGAGCTTGATACTTCCTCGTAATATTTTCTCTATACGCAAAAAAAAACTCGTGGCACCATGCACATATTTTATGGGTAGTTTTTTAAACCTCTCTGAAGTATCCAATATAAGTTTACTATCATATCGTTTTAACTCCCCATTCTCATCCACCTCTCTATACAACATCGCCATTAACAGGTTCATTTCTTTTTGTTTCTCACTTGGGGTCTTATTCAAGAATGAGTCAATATCAACGAACTCACCAAACTTTAAATTTGGTAGGTCAATGAACTTATATTTTTTCCCATCAAACTCAAACTGATTAATAAAATCTTTTGAACCTATAGTTAAATAATCTGCTATTGATTGTGATGCGGTCATAGTTTCTTGCCATTCCGTATCTTCAACTTCTTCTTTGGTAAGTCCCGTAACATGGGATAATAATATAATAGAAAAGTCCCTCTCATCAGTCCATTCTTGTAATGCGACTAGTTTAGACCAACTTTCTATTGTGGGTTCTTGTAAGGGATATTTCTTTCCTTTATAGGTTATAAATCTTTTTTCCATGTATAATATAAAATATCTGTTATTTAACTTTTGTATATGAATTACATAATCACATACTTACCAGCATTAACCCTTTTTCTTAATGATTCATAGGATAATGCTAAAGAGATTACCATATCGTCATGAAACGAACTGGGAGCCCCGTATTTAACTCTTCTTGTCTTGGGTGAGTATTCGTATGTAAAAACTGATAACTCTCGGTATAGGTCAGGATTTAGGTCTTGAGTGGGTAATCTTACCTTCTCCTCATTAAGTCCCAAGATAAGTTCTTCTATGATATGTTGTTTTGAGTCGTTGGTTGTAAGGAAGGGGTCACACTGAGAATATTGTTTTCTTATCTGTTCGTAGATGGGGTCACCAATACCATTTATCTCTACGTATACTCTTGGGTTATATTCTCTTAATACTTTGACTACCTCACTAATAATAACATTCCATACATTCTGTCTTTCACGTAGTATTCTAACCACTTCTCCTTTTGAGTTCAAGATGGTTAATACCGTGTAGTCATTTGCTCTACCGATATCGAGACCAGCATAATACTTCTCTCCTGTGACTTTTGGTGGGTATGATGTTAGGGTACAATTTGTTTTTAGGTTTGAGAATACCTCACCCCCATCAGATATAAACTCGGCTAAGATTTCTTGCTGGTATATGGATGGGGGAAGAGACATCTTGGCTTCATTCAGTTCTTCAGGTGAAATGTAAGGTGAATCAAAAGAGGTTCCCCTGAATGTTTGGTATTGTGGATAGTCATCATTCTCTCCACGAGTGGATACTTCATAAAACCAGTTCTTACCTTTTGGTGTTGAGATAAATAATACCTTCTTACCCCTTACCAATACAGTTGGTCTTAATACTGTCGACCACACGTTATCTTTGATGTATGCGGCCTCATCTACCACAAGGTAATCCAAAGTATAACCACGTAAAGTATCTTCTCTCTCAGCTGACCTAAAGTATATTATTGACCCGTTGATGAACTTGATGAATAGGTCTGACTTATTGATGGCTGTGGTAATACCAGTTCCTGCGATGGCGTTAGTCATTTCACTAAACACCTTCTTCGCTTGAGAGAATACAGGGGACACAAACATAGCAACTGAGTTGTTATCTTCCAATACCCACTTCAACAGAATATTGATAGACATAAAGGTCTTACCGAACTGACGACCAGTACATCCAATTATGTATTTGGTTGTAGTATCAGTACATGCCTCTATAATCGGTATCTGTTTTGCGTGTGGGGTAAATCCCTGAACTTCTATTTGTTTAACCATCAATTAAATTATTAAACCATCGGTCTATGTCGTAGTACCTTGAGTTGGAACCTTTGTCTCCGTATTCTACACCTGCAGGTTTTCCTGTAGATTTACTCCATATTCCACCACTTTTACTACCATTACCTTTATATTCACCAGCTTTACTAATAACACCATCATTCAACATATCATCACTAACTAGTATATTGGCGGGGAAACGACCTATTGGTTCAACGAACTCTATTTTTTTACCATTACTAACAGGTTCTTTCCTACTATTATCAAAGATGTTTTTATTACCAGTATTTATTAGAACTTGTTGTTTATCTGTGGTTGGAATCCTACAATCATCTATCCAAGTAATACCTTTAGAATAACTCTTGTTGCCCATTAGATATTTTTTCCTTTAATAGTTTCTTTAAGTCCTCCTTGGTTACTTGGAACCTCTCCTCAGCGATATCGTAATACTCCTGTGTAAAATCAATATAGATATGGTTTCTATCTAATAACTTACAAGCCAGTCCTGTTGTTCCACTTCCACCAAATGGGTCCAATACGAAGTCACCAGGTCTTGTAAATAAGGTGATAAGATAAGACATCAACTTAATTGGTTTAACTGTGGGGTGATTGTTTTTACCCATCTCTGTTCTTGGATTACCCGAACCAGTAAGTTTCATTCCTTTATCATCTCTCCACACTCTAGTACTTTTTTCCTCACCATTCAATCCAAAATCCTTCTCCTTCTTTGCTGGTTTAGGTGTTTGTATAAGGGGATAAGTCATTTTAACATTATCAGGTAATGCCTCAAAGTTTAATACCTTATCAATATAAGAACCTTCACTAAAAGGTTTCATTCCAACGATGATTATTTCCCTTGCTGGTTTGGGTTGGAACCCTGCCTTACTACCTTCGTATTTCTTTGCTATGTCTGTGGAGGGGGCTGTGATAATTCCTGCATCTCCACTACCTAATCTACTTTTTTCTTGTTCGGGATTAAAATCACTATTAAACTCATAGTTGTATCTATCACCTTCTTTTCTACCAACTACTTCTCTCTCTGCGTTGAACCTCTTATCAATACTCTTACTGATGTCTGTGGCTTTTGGAAACCCTGAATGATAAACCCATTCTATATTACTGAACGATAAGTCAAACCCCGCTTCTTCAAGGTCCCTACTTATTCTCCATAATACATCTGTTCTTGGTGCTGCCATAACTGTAATGAACGCACCAGGTTTTAATACTCTGTGGCACTCTCTCCATATCTCCGTATCGGGAAAAACCTTGTCCCACGACTTACCCATAAATCCGTAAGAATATGGGGGGTCGCAGCATAACATATCAACCGAGTTGTCGTTTATTTCTTTTAGTTTCTCTGCGGAGTCCCCGCACATCATTACATTTTCCATATTTTATTTTATTAAGTTTTCAAACCATTTATCTATGTTGTAGTATCTTGAAGAACTACCACTATCTGCGTAAGTATTATTTCCTGTGTATCCCCCTCCGTGTTGGCACTGTGCTGTTGATGAACTATAATTTAATCCTTTATAATCTATCGCACCATAATTCTTTTTCCACTTATTACCACTTGGTAATCCATCATTCAACATATCATCACTTACCAGTATATTAGCGGGGAACCTACCTTGACCTTGAGTAGTTTCTAACTCACTTCTAACCATATCATTCGTTGGATTAAATAATACATTTCGTATTACCGTTGTCTTACCTTGTGGTTTGGCAGACCCCTTATCCCCATCATCTACAAAAGGTATCCTACAGTCATCTATCCAACTAACTCCTTTACTATACATTATAACTTAATTTGAAACGTGTTCTCCGTATTACCTGACAAATTGTCGTAGTATCTCTGTTTAGCTTCCTCGAAGATAACTCGTCTCATCTTCTCTATTTCTTTTTCTTCAGCCCTTATCCTTGCGTTTCTGGCTTTAACTTTTTTCCTGTGCTCCTTAGCTGCTTTTCCCATAATAATTAGTTTATTTCAATAAAATTTAATTGGTTAGGTAAATTAAAACCATAACAAAACCATGCAGAACTAAACCATGCTCCACTACCATTACCACTTGGGGTTTCGTAGTTTATTCTTTTATTAAACAAGATGAGTTGAATACCTTTCTCGTTATACATTTTTTGTCTCAATTTACCTTCCAATGCTGTGATTGGTAATAACAACATGAATGGTCTGTTTAATTCATAACATCTTTTAATCCACTTATCTTTAATTGAATATGGTGGATTTGTTATTATACAGTCACTTGGTATGTTAGTGTTAAAAAAATCTACCTCTTGTGTTAAATCTGTCCCAACGATTTCATAGTTATTTTTACTAAAGAAATTAACAATATTTCCATTAGCTGATGCTGGTTCCCAAATTGAATATCCTTCTGGTATAAATTGAAGTAGTGGTTCTAACGCCACATTTGGTGTTTGAAATACATCACTTCTTCCTTGTGCTTTTTTATATCCCATTTTTTCCTCGTTGGATTGATTTATTGAATTCCATATAATCATTATCCACGATTACTTCTTGGTATAACTTTACACAGATTTCATTTAGTTTATTTGTTAGTTCTTTTTTATCTGTCTTCTTCTTGGGGAAGAATGTAAACTCTAATGTCGTAAACGATGAACCAGTAGAACTGAACGAATCAGATATGTTTGTTGTGGTAATAAACTTATCACTAAAAAACTCTTTATCTATGTTTCGTTCTATACCATGTCTTAATTGATTTAAGACCTTTCTCATCATTAGCTTGTAATTATCTGTCTTTGACTTGAAGTGTCCCTTAACCTCAAGGAAACAACCTTTGTATGTATTTTTATCCATCGTTCCACTCTTGAAGTTTATCTCATCGTAATCTTTGATAATAAATTCTTGGTATTTCTTTTCAATTCCCCTACCATACTTGTTTGGTTTTTCCATAGTTCCTTTACCTGCCTTGTCCTCTGTAAGGTTTTGGTCTTGATTCTTTTGGTCCATAACTTTTTTTTGCTACTCCTTTTCGTTTTGAATTTAGAACTAATTTAGTGCTATTTGTTGTTGCCTTCTTCGCCATGTTTAGTTGTTATGATTTCAATTTGTATTGATGGTTTATTGAGTGATTCCTCATTGGTTGTTATATCAATCTTTTCTTTCACTTTGCCCCATCCTCTTTCTAATAACAGGTTTGCAGCTTTAACATCACCAGCATTTGCTCTCCTTCTTATTGCTTCAATGATTTGTTCAGCAGCTGTTTTACCTTCAGCATTTTCTGCTCCCAATACATTCGCAAGTATCATATCAAGGTTAGGTAATTTTCTTGGTGCTCCCTTTGGATTCTTAACCTCACCCTTTTTAATTGGTTTGAGATTATCCTTTGATTTGGGGTTATAGTTTGTCTTTGCCATATCTCTGTAATTTCACTTTAATTATTCAATTTATCTTCCATCTCTTTAACTCTCTTCCTAATGTGTTTCAAACAATTCTGGTCACAGTAACCTGGTATTACATCACCAAAATTTACATTCAAAATGAATGAGATAAATTGTTTTTCTGAATCGTGTTTATTTGTTGAAGAAAGATAATCTTTAATCCTGATTATATCTTCAATGGTGTAGTTCAATGGCTCTGTTGTTGATACTGCCTGAACTACTATTGGCTTTATTCCTTGAGGTACTATCTTCTCTTGTTGAGGTTGCCCTTTACATCCGCATCCCATAGTTATTTATTTAATTCTTCGTTTCGTTTATGTACCAGTATCTTCCTAACCTTATTGATGTCTCTTGAAACACTATTCAATGGAATTGTAGTTCTCTTTGAGAGTT